ATGGCTAAAGAAGAACTCATCGAAATGCAGGGCTCCGTGACGGAAGTGCTGCCGGATTCGCGGTTTCGTGTCACGCTGGACAACGGGCATCAACTGATCGCCTATACCGGCGGCAAAATGCGCAAGCACCACATCCGCATCCTGGCGGGCGACAAGGTGTCTCTGGAAATGTCGCCCTACGACCTGACCAAGGGCCGCATCACCTTCCGCCATCTGCCTGGCCGCGGCCCGGGCCCGTCGTCTTCCGGATCCCGTTGAGCTTTTCCGCGGGGCAGCGGTTTCCCCGCGTGCAAATAATCTTCTGGAATCGGCTTGCCAGCCAGGAATGGGCTTCCAGGCGGGTTAGAATGCCAGTTGTCGGAGCGTAGCGCAGCCTGGTAGCGCATCTGCTTTGGGAGCAGAGGGTCGCGAGTTCGAATCCCGCCGCTCCGACCATTGATATCAAGGGGTTAGGTCCAAAAGGCCTAGCCCCTTTTGTCTTACAGAATCGCACCTGTCTAACGGGCATGCCCAGTCAGCGTGTCGCCGAGGTCTTGATCGCGCTCTTGTGGCGCACGTAGTCGGCGGTCTGCGCCTGGGTCGAGTGAGCGCCCATCCGCTGCGCCTCCACAATTCCCCGTTGAGCGTCTACGTCCGTCAGCGCCTTGGCGCGCAGGTCCCGGAATTGGGTGTCCGGGATGCCGGCGCGTGCAAGGCCTCGCTTCCAGGCCGTGCTGGCGCCCGAGTAGGTGTACCGCGAGCCATCCTGCTTGCAGAAGACGTGCTGGCCGTTGATATGCCCGAACGCTCGCAGCCTGGCCACCAGCCGCTCGAGGCGTGGCGTCCAGCCGATCATGACCGCCACGCCTGTGCTGGCCAGCGTCTTGCCGGGCTGAAACAGGATGCCGGCCTTGCCGATCTCTGACCACTCCATCGACAGCAGATCGCTCGCGCGCTGGCCCGTCAGGTAGGCCATCTCGACCAGGCAACAGATCATCGGGCCCGAGGGTGTCCGCTTGCCGTCCTTGCCGTAGCAGATCCCGACCTTGATGCGCCTCAGCTCCGAGTCGGTGATGTACCGGCGCCGCGGCGGGGTCTTCATCACACGCAGGCTGTCCACAGGGTTGGTCCCCGGCTCGCGGAAGCCGCGCTCCTCCGCGTACCGCATCAGCTCCCGGATCATGCTTCGGTGAGCGTTGTGCGACCGGGGCTTGTCGCGGAACTCCTGCAAGAACTCGACAATATGCGGCGCCCTGATCTGGGGCGCCCGGAACTCGGCGAAGGCCCGAGCGATGTTCCGGGTCTGGTAGGCGTCGTTGGCCTGGGTCTTCTTCGTCCGCCGACTGCTCACGTCCCGGAGCCAGTCCTGGATGAGCCGCGGCATCGAGTCGTCCAGAACGTCGCGCGCTTCGACGTCCGCAAGCGCCCTGTACATGGCCGGCAGGCCGTCGCGCACGGCCGACAGCCGCGTCCAAATCCGCTTCGAGCCCTCGGCCTTGACGTGGTAGTAGGCGCCGTGCTTTTCCTGCACCCGCTTGGGCAGGTCTCGTCGCTTGCTCATACGGCCTGGAGCCTCCGCACGACGGGGCCGCGCGCGGCCGCAGTGGGCGCCCGGGCTGCCGCGCAGACGGCATCATAGTGGGCGCGCTCCAGGATCACGTCGCCGGTGGTTGGCGAGCGGCGGGCGCGGAAAAATCCCTGACGGCGCAGCTCGGCCAGTTGGTCCGCCGCGCGCTTGTACCCGGTGATGTTGGCCAGCTCGTCCTGGCTCAGCGTAATGGACATGTGACCTCCTGAAAATGAAAAGCCCGCCGAGGTGGCGGGCGGGTTGGCTGGGGAATTCCCTGTTGTACTGTTGAGCCGTCTTCTTTCCAATGGACCTGGGAGCTGTTTCCCGAGGAGAAGAAAAGATGGCAGATGACCTGAGAAACCGCGGTCCACAGGACCGGAGCCGTATCAATGTGAACGAACCGTGGGAAGTGACTTACTGGACCAAGGAGTTCGGGTGTTCCGAAGCACAGCTTCGAGCCGCTGTGAAAGCAGTAGGAGTCATGGTGGCTGACGTGCGGCGCCACCTCGGCAAATAGGCCGACACGCGTTTGATCCCGGGTGCCTCTCCGGAGCGGCGGATCAGGGGGCCTGGTTCGCTGCGCTGGCCCGGGCCGCCGCGCGCTGGTTGACCTGGCGCACGCAGTCCGCGCAAACGCTGTGGGCCCGGAAGGGGCGGGCGCCCTCGGCGGGCTTTTCCCTGTCGCAGACCATGCACCGGATCTGCGCGAGGTCAGCGAAGGTGAGGCGAGGGCGGCCCTTTGTGGGGCTCTTCACGCGCCGCCTTCCTGCCGCGCGCGGGCGGCGTCGATGTAGTCCAGGTGAGGATCGCGAAGACGCCATTGGTGTCCGCACTCGCAATGGCCGTGCGAACTGAGATCGCTGTGCATCGAGCACTCATATGGGCCCGCGGTTTGCCGGCCATCCACGAAAGTACGGGAGGTGTGCACCGCCACCTGGGTAGTGATCTCGAAGGTGCCGCCCTTGCATTTGGGGCAGCGGTTGGTTATGCGCAGCGTCATACCGGACCACCTTTTTCCGCGTCCTCTGCCTCCTGAGCGCGGGCGGCGTCGATCCCGGGCCGCATGTTCGTTTTCCCGAACACGGCGAGATGCCAATTCGCGAGGGCGGCGGCCGTGGTGATGATGTGGTGCTCTGCCTTCTCGGCATTACCCGCCGCGTGGGCGTGGAGCGCCTTCCCCGCCAGGTAGCCAACCAGCCAGAACCAGTCCGCGGGGGTCTTGCCTTCGTCGTGCTCGCTAGGCCAGCGCTGGCGTTGGTGCTCTGCCTCGGTGCTGACGGCGCGGAGAAAGTCATCTGCCTGCGGCGTGTTGATGATCGCGTTGAGGCGGTCAACCTCTGCGCGCAGTTCTGCCTCCTGAGCGGGGGCAGCGGCACCCCAGCCCTGCGCGATGAGCCATGCCAACAATTCCTCCAGGGCTCCAAAGCACATCTCTGCGTCGGAGCCATCCCCGTCCTGGAAGCCCCCGAACTGCGACGTTGCGATGTCCCGGGCTTTCATGGTGGGCGGCATTGGCATCTTGCCGAGGTTGACGTGCTCGCCGCTTGCACGAACGCCCACCACGTCCACGGTGTCCGCATCCGTTGGCGCTGCCCCTGCGGTGGGCGCCGGGACGGATCCATCTGCGCCCAGGCGGACCATCCAGGAACGGGCGAGCAGATCACCAGCGCCAGGTGCTGCCGCGGCGTTGGGTGCGGCGGGCGTCTGGGGCGCTGCGGCGAGCGCTGCTCTGGCTGCACGTCGGGCGTCGTCGAGCGCTTCGAGGGCCTCTTGCTGCCCTGAGTCGATCATCGACAGGTACTGCTCTTGGGTGCGCAGGGCGCAGAGGTCGTCATTGGCGCGCTCAAGCTGCTCCAACACTGCGCGCACTGCTCCCGCATCCTCCTGGGGGCGCGGAGCAGAGCAGCGGCGGCGGACCTCCATGGCGAGGCGCCGGAAGGCGTCGAAATCCACGCCGTAGGACATGGTGGTCTCGAACGCGCTACGGGCGAGGTCTTCTGCCTCGGATTCATCCAGGACGGGCTCGGCCTCCTGGGCGGCCGCCCGGGGATGCGTTACCGGTAGGTCGGCATTCACGAGGAAGTGAGTTCGGTGTCCGCATTCCGGGCACGCCATCGTCATCGAGCCCATCTGGCCACATCCAGGGCAGAGGTCTTCGGTGGGCGATGGACCATGCCAGTCGCAGTGCGTGCATGCCGATGTGTTGGTCGCGTCGTTGATGCCGATGTGGTCGCACACGCTGCACTGGCGCACTTCCGCGTACACGGTGCCTGCGGCCTCCTTGGCGGCCGGGGCTGCGGTGGCGAGGGCATGCTGGCGGCGCAGCTCTGCGGCGATCTGTCTGCGTTCGATGTTGGTGATGTACCCATCGCTATTCACGATCGCGGCCAGGCGCAGGGCCTCGGATTGTGCCGCCCCGCTGGCGGCCGTGGTGTTGGTGTCCATGCTCATTCTCCCCAGCAGCTCATGTCTTCGTCGGCGACGTCTTCCGGCTTCTCCCATTCGGCTGGGTCCGGGCCGTTGATGTCGGCCTCTTGCTCGGCGCAGGCTTCCGCGAAGTCCGTCGCCCCGGCGGCATCGAGGCCACCCCGGAAAATGAATCGGGCTGCGCATTGCTCCACCCAGGTGGTGCGGGCGGCGGTGTGGTCGGTGGTGATGGTGTTCTCGGTCATGGTGATCCTTCAGGTGTTGGCAATACGACGGCGGCAGCAGTTCCCCAGGGGGTCTCGAGCGATGCGCTCGGCGTCGGCATGGGAGGTCAATGCGGTGGTGTCCTCCACTACGGGGCGGCCGCAGCCTGGGCACGGCCATTCGAGCTGCAGGTCATTGCCTGCGCCGATCAGGCGCGCGCCACCTGCAAGGCCGATCTCCCCCTGCCGGTTGTCGCAGCCCTGGCATTTGTCGCAAGCGGATCCCATGTCGATCGGCCATCCCGAGCCGTCTATGGCGCGCGGGCTCAGGACGTTGACTTTGCAGTGATGCATGTGTTCGGCCATTGCGGCCTCCTGTGTTGTGTGCCCTGTGGGGGCGGGGTCATGCGGGGAAGAGCTGCATCTGCTCGGTCTCGTACAGCTCGCACGATTCAGAGCAGCCGCCATCGGTGACGGGCGGGCGGTAGCCCGGGCCGGCGGCTTCGAATTCGGCGACCAGCTCCGATGCGCTGCGATAGCCGCGGTACATCTTTCTGGGGCCAGGAACGTTGTTGGGGCCGACGTTTCGATAGAGCTGATCCAGATGCACGGGGAAGTCGAAGTTCCGCGGGTCCTCTCGATAGAGCCGCAGCAGCTTGGCGTCCGATTTTTTGTAGCAGGCCACGCAGTTGCCCTGGTGCTCGGCGATCTTCAGATCCCAGGGAAACGGCTCGAAGAAATCCAGCACGTCCTGCTTATCGACGGACTCGATGTCCACGAGCGGGTAGATGATCCGCTCTCGCTCAGCGACTTCACGCCGCACGCGTCGCGGCTCGTCCGCCCGTATGCCAATGGCTGTTTCATACGAACCTTTGTCCCAACCGATTGAGCGCAGATAGGACTTGATGGGGTTCTGCTTCAGCTCGCGTGTGCAATGCGAAAAAGTATGATTCGGCACGCCGTACTTCGCCGAGACCTCGCCGAAAACAGATCCGTCGCAAGCCGCTGTCTCGTAGCTTACGACGCGATGCGTGCAAGACTTCCGACCAGGGTGGGGGACCGCCTCCAACCAGATCAGACCGAGCCCGAGCCAACGGTCCACCGCGTGTGCGAAGTCCAGCGTCTCCTGACGCTCCCAAGACGTGTTGGCGAAGGTGTAGACGATGTCGTGCGTGTCGCCGAAGCGGCGCTGCAAGATCTCGCACATCTTCGCGCTGGAACGCCCACCGCTAAACGAAGCGTTGATGCGTGGTTTCATGTCGGCTCCAGAAATGAAAAGGCCCGCGGCTGTGGGCGGCGGGCCTTGGGGTTGAGGTGGGTCAGGCAGCTTTGCGCCCGGGCGGGTGGACAGGGCAGGGCCACCGCAGCGACCCGTCGCCGGTGGGGCAGGTGCACGCGGCCATGGCCCGGCCGGCCGCCGCCTGCTGATAGGCGCCCAGTGCTGCGCGCAGCTGGGCGTTCTCTTCGGTCAGGTCGGCGGCCAGCCGTTCGAGGTTCTCCCGGCTCCAGAGGGCGAAGTTCGCCATCAGCTGGCCCTCCGCGTCTTCATGGCTTCGAGCAGCAGGTCCTGCACTTCGCGTTTCGTCTCGATCCGCGCCATGACCAGCTCGTCCACCGTGTCGCGGGCCACGATGTTGTGGATGAACACCGGGCGATCGTGGCCGGCCTGCATCTGGCGAGTGGGCCCGATCCGCTCGATCATTTGCAGCCGATCCTCCAGGGTCCACCAGTGCCCGAAGAACGCGAGGATGTTGCAGTGCTGTTGCAGCCCGTCCACCCCGTGCCCCATGCTCGCCGGGTGGCCGAACCACACGCGGCCCTTGCCGGCCTGGGCCGCGCGCAGCCCTGCGTGCGATGACAGGTGGATGCCGTCCGGGTACGCGCGCTGCAGCCGTGCCAGGTCGCTTTTGAAGTGGTAGGCCACCAGCACGGGCGCGCCGCCGGCTTCCTCGATGATGCTGTCGAGCGCCTGCAGCTTGGCGTCGTGTAGCTCCTTCCAGTCCTCGCTGCCCTCGCCGACGTAGGCGGCGCCGTTCGCGATCTGCAGGCATTTGATCGTGCGCGCGGCCGCGTTGAACGCCTCCACCTGGTGGCTCTCGATCTCGGTGAACATGGCCTTCTCCATTTCCCGGTAGTGCTTGCGGGCCTGCATTGGCAGGTCCACGTGGATGGTGTTCACGATCGGCTCGCGCAGGTCGAACCAGTCCTTCGCGTCCACGGTGAGGCACACGTCGCGCATGAGGTCCTGGATCTCCTTCTGCGCGTGGGCGAGGGGCGTGCTGCCGTAGCCGTCGTGCGACGCCTGGAACCAGCGCTGCGAGAACGCGGTGTAGGTGCGGCCCAGGCGCTGGCCGCGGTCGATGAACCACGCCTGCCCCCACAGGTCCTGCAGGCCGTTCGGGCTGGGCGTGCCGGTGAGCTGCACCAGCCGGCGCACGTGAGTGTGCGCCACCTGGGCGAGCGCCTTCGCGCGCTGCGTGCCCTGCTTCAGCCGGAAGCCCTTCACCTTCGTGGCCTCGTCCAGCACCACCGTGCGGTAGGGCCACCGGTCGCCCCAGTGCTCCACCAACCAAGGCAGGTTCTCGTAGTTGATCGTGTAGACCTGGGCCGGCGTGCGCAGCGCCAGCAGCCGCTCGGCTTGGCCGCCCACGATGGGCACCACGTTGATGCCGCGCAGGTGCTCCCACTTCCTCACCTCGTCTGGCCAGGTGGTGCGTGCCACGCGCAGCGGCGCCACCACCAGCACCGGATCGTCCTCGGCGAGCAGCAGCGCATCGATGGCGTTGAGCGTGCCGGAGGTCTTGCCCATGCCCATACCGGCCCAGATCGCGCAGCGCTCGTGCGTGAGGATGTGGTTCGTGATCAACTGCTGGTAGGGGCGGGGCGTGAAGTGCTTGCGGGGGGTCATTCGTCGCAGTCCTCGCTGCTGCTGCTGCTGCTGCTGCTGCTCTGCGCGGCGCTTGTGCCGCAGCATTCAGGGTGGAACATGCCTGGGCATTCGCCGTGGTCGCACGGCGGATCCCACCACTTGTCGCTCGCCTGACAGGCGCGGCCGGGCTGGCGCCCTTGGCAAGAGGCGCTGTGGTTGGTGCAGTCGCAGAGCGGCATTTTGTAAACGGGAATCACGCTGCCACCTCGGTATCGGGTCGCGGGCAGTCCTCCGGGACCGGCGCAATGCACCACACGCGCTCGAACCGGCTCGGGCCGGAGCAGGGCGCCCAGCGGTCCACGCAGGCGTCGGCCATCGCCTCCAGGGCTCGGGCCACGGTCACGCGGTCGCGCCCGGTGATGTTCACCACCTCCGCAACGGTGGCGCCGTCGGGTTGCTGGCGCAGCCACTCGCGGATGTCTGCCTGCAGCGGGCGGTTGTCTCGGATCATGATCGTTTCTCCAGGAGCCGGTCGATGCCGGCGTCGTCGTCGATGACGTGCACCACGGCGCCGGCAGCGCGCAGGCGCTCGTGCTGGCGCAGTTGGTCGGGGCGCGGGCGCTGGCCCTTACGCTTGAGCTCTACGAATTCGGGCGCACGGCCGGGGAGCATCACCACGCGGTCGGGCACGCCGCGCCGGCCGGGGCTGGTGAATTTCCAGGCCAGGCCGCCAGCGGCCTCCACCCGCTTGACGAGGGCGGCTTCCACTTCGCTCTCACGCTTCGGTTTTTCGGTCGGTTGCGCCCCTGCGGCGAGGTCCAGAATCTCGCCGCCAGTGAGGCCGGGAAATCGCGCGCCCATCTCGTGGCTGAAGGCTTCCATCGCCTTGATTTGCGGTGCTGAAAATCTGGTAGTGCGTCGGGCCATCGATCAATCCTTTTTGTACCTGTCGGTTTCGAACCCCGCGGCCGCCAGCGGCATGTCCGGGGCCCACGGCGGGTTGGCGGCCAGCAGGCTGGCCAGGTGCTCGGCGCTGTAGTCGGACGTGTCGGGCGCCTCGGTGATCACTTCGTCGTGCACCGTGAGCACGATCGAGTAGCCCGCGGCCTCGATCAGCGGCATGTTGTGGGCCATAACATCGCGCGCCACGCTTTGGCACACGTTCTCGAAGAGCTTGCCGCCGTACGTGCTCAGGCGCGACCACTTCCGGCTGTACTGGTTGTTGCCCATGTAGCTCAGCTTGCCGCCCACCACCTGCGGTGACGGGTAGCACATCACGCTGCCCGAGGGCAGGCCGATGCGCAGCCAGTTGCCGTCGCGGCGCGCCTTCAACATGCCGACGCGCACGGTTTGCTCGGGCCATTCGATCGCCTGGATGGCGCCGTTCTGCAGCGTCGCCCAGAAGCCCGCAATGGCCTTGTGAGCGCTGCGCCACCCGAGCTTGAACGACTCGCACACCAGCCACGCCAGATCGCTCAGGCCCAGGTCGTGCGGCGGGTTGCGTCCTTGGTCGCGGTGCCACTGCAGCATGATGTGGGCCTGCCCCATCGTCTCCGCGGGGATGGCGCGCGATGCCTGCTTCGCCAGGGCCTCCAGGTCAATCCCGTAGGCCGCGGCGAAGGTCACGAACGCGCCCACGCCACCCTCGTAGCCCAGGGCCAGCTCCTGCACCTTCCCGATCTGCCGCTGGTCCTTGGTGACGTCCTCAGGCTTCACGCCGAAGGACTTGCCGTAGGCCAGCTTGTAGAGGTCGGGCCCGGTGCCTGCGTCGAAGTCGCGGAACGCCTTCAGCTTCCACTGCTCGCCCGCGAGCCACGCCTGATCGCGCCCCTCGATGTTCGAGAGGTCGGCCACCACCAGCTTGCGCCCGCGCGGCGCCACGATCGTGCCGCGGATCGCCGAGCTCGCCATCTCCATGACGTTGGTGTAGGTGAGGTCCGCGCATCGTGCCTTCATCGCCTCGATGCCCAGGTCAATGTCGTCCTGATCCAGCACCGGTCGCGGCAGGTTCTGCGGCTGGAAGAGCCGCCCCGCCCAGCGTCGGGTGCGGCTCGCACCCGAGAATTGCAGCGTGCCGCGCAGGCGGCCGTCGGCGCTGGTGCCCTTGGCGAGCGTCTTGTATTTGGCCGTGCTGGAGCTGCTGGCCTGCAGCCGGATTCCCAGCAGCGCGCGCAGGGTGGGCGGCAGGTCGGGGTCGGCCATGTGCCGCTCGAGCGTCGCCTGCTGCGTGTCCGGCAGGTCCACGCCGTGCTCCTGCAGCACGAACGCCAGCAGCTTGTCGCGCTTCGTGGTGCTCTCCACCTGGCCCTGGGTGATGGCCTGCGTGCGCGCCGCGAGCGTCTTCTGGGCGTCCTCGACCGAGGCGATGGCCGCCTGCACCAGCTCGGTGTCGATAGCCACGCCGCGGTCGTTGATCTGCTGGTCCAGGTGCCACAGCGCCAGCTCGGCGCCGCGGTAGTTCCAGACCGGCAGCCGGGCGTGCACGACGCGCATGGCCTCGATGTCGAGGGCTGCGTACTCGACGAACCGCGCCCACTCGGCCGGGTGCGTCTCGCGCGTCGCGCGGCGCAGCTTGCTGGTTTTCGGCCGCGGCTTGCAAAAGAGCTGGATCAGCTGCTTGCCGGCCTTGTCCTTGGCCTGGTCCACGGGCACCTGCAGCACCTCGCACAGCGCGCCCAGGGCGCCCGGCAGCCCGTGCACCAGCGCCTGCACCATGGTGTCGCGCCAGCGCTCGCGCGCCGGGCACAGCGGGGCCAGGGCATGGCCCAGCACCGTGCGGTCGAAGTGGCTGTTATGCGCCCAGACCTCGTCGGCCCGTTCGATCGCCGCTGTCAGGTCGCCCGGCGGCAGCGGGTCGGCGGTGCAATCCCACACGCGCACCGGGCCGTCGTCCACCGCCCAGGCGAAGAGCATCACCTCGGCGGCCGCGGCATAGACGTGCGTGCCGTGGGTGATCGGCACTTCGCAATAGGTTTCGAGGTCAAGCCAGAGTTTCATGCCAGTTCCTCTTCGCGTGCTGTGGATGTGGCGGTGGCGGGCCGCTGTTTGCGCTTCGGGGTCGCTGGCGGTTCCTCGCCGAGCAGTTCAGCAAGCAGGCGGTCCTGCAGGTGCTGCATGTTCAGCACCGACTGGCGCCAGTAGCTGGCCTTCAGTTCGAAACCGATCCCCCGCCGGCCCTTTTCGACGGCCACGTACACCTCCGAACCGATGCCCATGAAGGGCGTCAGCACCGTCTCGCCCGGATTGCTCCACAGATCCACGCAGCGTTCGATCACGTCGAGCTGCAGCGGACTGATGTGCTGCTCGTCCTTCTCGTCGCGCGCGCTGCGGTACTGCAGCGTGCGGCTTTGCCGGATGTCGGTCCAGACCGGCGACGCGTAGCGCTGCCAGGTCATGATCGAAACCCACTGCGGAAACGGCCACGGCTGCTTCCCCTCGGCGCGCAACACCTCCGCGTGCCTTTCGTAGGCGGCGCGCGACACGTCCACAGCGTCCCCGGCGTAGTGCTCGAGCAAGCCGGCCACGGCCACTTCGTTGTCGCCGAGCTTGCGGAAGGTCACCACGTAGTCGGCCAAACCCTGGCCGCTGATGGTGCTGTCCTTGGTCAGCTGCTTGTGGAGGAGGCGGATGCTCTTCGTGCGCTGCTGCGCGACGACGGGGTCCTTCCAGATGCACACCTCGCTATGCATCACCCACCCGGCGGCCTGGTACGCGCGCACCACGTCTCCACGGAAGTCCCGCATGCCGATGTATCCCTCGCGCGTCTTCGTGGCGGGCAGCTGCATGACGTGCACGCTGTGCAGCCGGCCCGGCCGGGTCACCCGGTGCAGCTCGCGGATCAGGAACTGGTAGTGCTCCCAGAACGACGGCCCGTCGTTGTTGGACACGTCGCGGTCGCTGTTCGTGAACTTGTAGAGCCCTTCGAAGGGCGGGGAATGGATGCCGAAATGCACGCTGTTGTCGGGCACGGCGCGGATCAGCTCGCACGCGTCGCCGTGGTAGATCGCGTACTCATGGCAGAGCACCTGGTCGATGGCCTTGATGGGGGTCATGCGGCTTCCTGTTTCAGCCAGTAGGGGAGGGCGACCGGCAGCGCCGGCGCATATTCGTCTTGCTCTCGGGTGGCGCCGTGCACCAGCTCGCTGGAGAGGTCTGCCATCTGGGCCACCATCGCGGCACCCATCCGCTCGGCGTCGGCTTCCTTGCGCTTCAGGTTTTCCAGGACCGCGCCCTCGGTGGATGCTGCGATGAAGGTCACGTCCACAGGCTGGGCCTGGCCGAAGCGCCAGAAGCGGCGCACGGCCTGGTAGACCTGCTCGAAGCTGTCGTTCAGGCCCACGAAACCCGTGGCCGCACAGTGCTGCCAATTCATGCCGAACCCGGCGATGCTGGGCTTCGTGACCAGCACCCGGATGCGACCTTCCGAGAAATCCTTGAGCTTGCGCTCCTTCTCGTCTTCCTTGTCCGATCCGCGCACCTCTACAGCTCCAGGGATTGCGGCCGCAAGGGCCTCGCTCTCGGCGTTCAGGTTGCACCACCAAACGAAGTGCCCCTCGGCAGGTGTCCTCGCGACGGCCAGCGCCACGCGTTGCGCGATGCTGTCGCGCCGTGCGGCGAGTCGCTCGCCCAGTGTTGCGGCCGCAACGCCTTCGACCGGCACGATGTGCTCGTGCTGGCGCAGTGGTGGCAGTGCATAACCGCCGTCGGCGTAGCCCAAATCGGAAGGCCGCCGCAGCAGCACCGACCACGAGCACATCCAGCTCCAGAAGGCGTCCTCCGCGTGGCCCTTCAGCCGCCACTTCGACGTGTCGCCGCCGTCATGGGTGAAGAACGTGGCCTGCATGCCGGTCACGCTCATGACCCCCAGGAACTCGGCGTGATTTCCCAGCTCGGTGAAGTCGTTGGGCGCGGGCGTCGCCGTGGCACATAGGCGGTAGGGAACGTCCTTGCACGCCTCGATCAGCGCGGTGCGGGTCTTGCCGTCGAACGCCTTCAGGATGCTGCTCTCGTCGAGGATCACCCCCGTGAATTGCGACATGTCGAAGTGGTGCAGCTTGGCGTAGTTGGTGACGGTGACGCCCGGCTCCACCTCGGCCTGCGTGGCGCACTGCTTGGCCGGCAGGCCGAACTTGCCGGCCTCGCGCACCATCTGCGCTGCGACGGCCAACGGCGTGAGCAGCAGCACATTGCCGCCGGTCGCGCGGTGCACGCCCTGGCCCCAGGCCAGCTGCATGAACGACTTGCCCAGGCCCGTCTGCGCGAAGATGGCAGCGCGCCCGCGGCGCAGGGCCCACCGCACGATGTCGCGCTGGAAGGGGAACAGTTGGGGCGGCAGCTCCAGGTCTTCCCGCAGCCCGGTTGCCGGATCGCGGCGGGCCTTGCGGCCGAGAAACTCGTGGTACGTGGACATTTTTGCTCCTGTGCTTTGACCGGCCCGCGCCCGGCGGGCCTGTCGAAACACCCTCGGGCCGCGGCCCGAGGTGCGATCGTCACGCTGCAGCTTTCGCGCCACCCTTCGGCCAACCCGCCTTCACGAAGTCGGCCACGATGTTGGCGACGACAGGAACGCTCCGGTTCGCCGCTGCTTCATCCGCAGGGAGATACTTCACGAACTCGGGCAGCATCTCGGCCAGCTGCTTACGCGTGGTGGCGCCATACGCCGCGGCCCTGAGGTCGGCGCGCAATGCACTGTGCCGTTCGTTCTGCTCCTCGTGCTTCTTGTACAGCTCTGCGCCCTTGCGAATCGCTTCTTCGGACGGTTTGTGGTCGCTGCGCCCAGGCACACGGGCGCTGAATCCGCGGCCGTAGCGCGAGCCAGCCCAGTCCGTGTGCACATAGTCGCGAAGGGCCTTGTCGTTCCACAGCTTCCGCACGGCCGGCGGTAACTGCGCCACCGCATCGGCGGTCATGACCTTGCGATACTCCTCTTCGAAGTCGATCTTCGGCACGTCGTTCATGGCTGCACGGACGAAGGCATCGCGGATGGTGTTGGTCAGCTTCACGGGTTCTCTCCTTGGCTTTTCGAAGGACCTCGGGCCGCGGCCCGAGGTGCGGATCACGCGAGGTCGTCGGCCGTGGCGCCGCTGCTCACGTCGTCGAACTCGTCCTCGCTCGCGGCACCGCCACCGGTGAAGCTGTCGCCGTCGCGGACGAACTGCACGCCGCTCAGCGTGGCGTTGATGCGCTTGCCGAAGTTGTTGTCCTGGGCCCAGAGGTCGAGCACCACGTTCACGTAGCAGCCGGCGTAGGGCTTGCCGTCGGCGGCCACCAGCGGCGTCTTGTCGGAGTCGAGCACCGTGGGCCGAACGGGGTTGCGCGCGCTCACGAACAGGTTGCCGGGGAAGCCTTCGTAGCTTGCCTTCATGTCGCCGTCGTGCAGGCACACCTTGTCGGCCGCGCGCAGCTGCTTGAGCATCACCTCCGCCTTGGCGCCCCACTTTTCCTTCGCGCACGCCTCGATGGCGGTGTTGATGGTCTTCACCTGCGGGTCGGCCGGGTCGATCAGCAGCGCCGCGCTGAACGCGGGCTTGCCCTCGCCGTTCACGGTCTTGGCCTCGAAGAGGGCGGGGAAGGCGAGTCGCACGTTGGTCAGCTTCAATTTCATGATGGTCTTTCAGTGGGTGGTGGGTCAAACGAGGTCGCTCACGGCCTCTTCCTGTGAGGGTGTGGTGGCGACGGGATCGAAGTCGTCGGCGACGGCGCTCAGCACCAGCGCCGGGCGCTTGTCGGACTCGGGCGCCACGCTGGGCTTGCCCTCGGCCTGGGTGATCAGGGCGGCCACCTTCGGCCACTGACGCGGCCCGATGAAGTTGCCCTTTGCCAGCTTCTCCGCCGTGGTGGGGCTGATCAGGCTGTAGTCGTACATCTGGTCGTGCTTCACGCGCATGGCCTTCAGCACGGCCTCGGCCTCCTCTTCGGAGGTCCAGCGGCGGTTGCCGCGCTTGCCCTGCACCAGCTTCCAGCCGGGCACCGGCACGCCGGCCAGCAGCCGCGTCTCCACCTCCGCGCGCACTGCCTTCAGCCACGCCTCGATGAGGTCAGCAGCCGCAAGGGCCCGCGCGAGGTCGTCGGCGGCGCTGGTCTTCACCGGCGCCACGACCTGGGCCTGGGAGCTGATGGCGATCACGTCGAAGTCCGCGCCCACCTCTTGCTGTACGCGCGCGGCGAGGGCGGGGCAGGTGGCCTTCGCCCGGCAGAACTTGCACTGCTTCTCGCCGGGCACGCGCGGCGCGTCAGCCGCGCGGGTGTCCGCCGCAGCGTTCCAGGCGGCCTGGCCGAACTGCTCCAGGTCCGCCACCGGCTGCGCCCACTCGCTGACCGAGCCCAGCCGGGGCTGGTGGATCACCAGGCGCACGGCCTGGAAGTCTCCCAACGCCGCGAACTCGTGGAGCGCGGCGAGCGCGTAGATCTGCAGCTGCGGGTTGTTGTCGGCATCCACCGGCACGCCGCGGCCGAACTTCAGATCCGCGACGATCAGCTCGCCGTCGGCGAGGATCACGGCGTCCGCCGTGCCGCGCGCGCCGGGCTCGCCGGTGATGTGCTCGATCGAGAGGCGCTGTTCCACCAGCAACTCGCCGCCCGTGCTCTGCACCAGGGCGCGCACATAGTCCACGTAGGCCTGCACGTGGGTGGCCATGTCCACGTCCACCGTGAACACACGCCCGTCGCGGCCCGCAGGGATCTTGAGCCCGATGCGGTCGGCGGCCGTGCCGCCTTCCACCAGGCAGAGGGCGGCCAGCTCGTGGGCCGCCGTCCCTTCATCGGCGAACTCGCTGCTCTTGTCCGGCAGGCCCTCGCACGCGGCGACGCTGCCGGGGCAGGCCATCCAGCGCGCGGCGCTGGATGGCGAGAGGAGGGCGTGCGCGCTCATGCCAGGGCGCCTTCCGCGAGCGCCGCCCGAGCACCCTCGACGAACTCGCCGAACTGCTCGGGCTTGAGGCCCGGCCCGGAGGCGGCGCCGAACTTGCCCAGCAGCGCCAGCGTGGCGTCGCGGCCGCGCTCCTTGCCCAGCTGGATGATCAGCGGCTTGATGTCCTTGTCGTAGGTGAGCGGTGCGTCAGTCGCAGCAGTCGAGGCTGGCGCAGGGGTTGCCGCAGATTCGGCAGCGGGGCTGGGTGCGCTGGCCGTCTTCTCGGGCGCAGCGGCCTCCGCCGCCGGCGCAGTACTCTGGCCACCCGCAGCCGCGGGGGCTGCTGCAGGCTTTGGGGCCTGCGCGGGCTCCTTGGCCGCGCTGCGGGTGGGCGCCGGGGCGGGCGTGGGCGCGGCTCCGCCGGCCAGGAATGCGGTCAGGGCGGTGAGGGCGGCCGCGTCGGGGACGGTGATGGATACGGTTGCGGGAAACATGCGTGCTCCTATGCAGTTACGGTTTCGGTGAGGGAAGAAAGACGGGAGAGCACGTCCCCCGCATCGATGGCGAGCGCGGCGAACTTCGCCGCCGTGGCGAGGCCGGTTTTCAGCGCTTCAGGGCTCTCGTAGCCGGCGTCGGCCAGCACGTGCAGCAGCGCGGCGGTGTTCTCCGCGCCGTCGATCAGCGCCGCGCCCAGCTGGGCGATGCTCTCTGCGTTGAGGTCGTGGTCCGCGGCGGCGTCGTAGATGGCGGCCGGCTCGTCGGTGTCATCGAGCAGCGCCTCCAGGCGCTTGAGCAATTCCACCTCCAGCGCCGTGCTGGTCAGGTCGTTGATCTCGGCCCGCGCGATGCGCAGCACCTCGTCGTTGGAAAGGCGGGCCAAGTGCATGGATCACCCCACGACGAGGACAGCCACCGAAGCAACGGCGAGCACTGCGGCGCTGACGTAGGCCATGGCGGATTCGAGGACGCCGGGCTGCGCGGCTTGCGTGAGGCGGTAGGCCGTGCACGGGCTGTTGCCGGCGCGCCGAAAGAGGCGGTAGAGACGGAACGCGACCATCTGGGCTCCTGATGTGAAAAGGCCCGCACGTGGCGGGCCGGGTGGGGTGTAGAAAGACCGCTGCCCGAGGGGCGTGCCGGGGATGACCGGCGCGGCGAAGAGGCGGCCCTGAGCAGGACGCCGGAAGAAAAAGCCGCGTGGTGCGCCCCAAGAAGAGAGGGAGGGAGGAGGAGACGGGGCGCGCGGCTGGAAAACAGAAACGCCCTCGGCAGAGGGCGCTTGTGTTTTGCCCCTCGTGAGAGGGGCTATCGGTCGTTGCTGCTCTTGGCCTCCCGGAATGCCTCACCTGTTGTTGGCGCCGTGTACCGCGCATGGGCGGACTGGTGACGGGCCGGACTGCCCGCGCGACTTGCCCTGGTGGCTGGCGGCTTCCCCCTGCCGCATCGCTCTTTCATCCATCGTTGCCGGGGAATGCGCGGGGCGGCGCAAGCATCGTCGGCGGTGATGGGTTGGCTGGATTTTTAACGAGCTGCCGGGCTGCTCTCAATGGATGGGCCCCAACCGCTGCACACCGCTGACCGCTCCCGCCTCTGCTTCCTTTCGGCTTTACCGGCTTCCGTATCGCTCGCCGGGGGCGCATCGCTTTGTGTGCTGCGTTGGGATGAAGTATCACGTTCGTGAGTGCGTTTGTCAACACGATTGTGAGATTTCGATAAAATTTCTTCTACGCCCACCGGGCGAAGGAGCAGGCATGGAACGATTGGGCGTAAAAAAAAAAGCCCGCACGGAGCGGGCCTTAGGTCTGCCAAATGGAACGCCTACGCGAGAGCGGCGATGAACTTCTGAGGGAGGTTCAGGGGGGCGCGCATGTCAGGGCGGCCTGATTCGACCACCACATCGTTGTAGGCGACATCGCGCAGGAGTTCGATCTCGGCCACGTCGGTCTCGCGGGCCTTGCTGAGGGCCAGCTTCAGCGCTGACAGGTCCATGGCCACAGCCTGGCTTTCCAACGCGGTGTACTTCTTCAAATCCTGCTCGTTCACGATCGCCTTTTCAAGAGGGCGGATTGCGAGTGCGGCAGCGCCAGCCACGGCGAGCAGCGCGCCACCTGCCACGACTAGCCCATCAGGCAGTTTGGAGGAAAGCGAGGCGACCATGCCGGAGCCTCCCAGGATCCCGACGAACGTCAGGAACGTGCCAACACGGCGGTAAAGGCGCGCAGTCCGCTGCGTGATCCGCTGGGCATAGCGTATCTCGTTGATCAAGATCTGGTGCTGTTCTTTCTCGTCCATGGCTACTTCCTAGGAGGGGGTGGTGGAGGGGCCGGCGGAGGCAACGGCCGGGGCGGCTTGTGTGATTTTACTGACCAGTCTTTCATCAGGTGGTTCCCCCTCTAGGATTGTTGGTGTAGGAATTCTGCGCGCAGGCATCTTGCTCTTCGTGGACGCCGTACTAGGTGCGGTGTTAGGCGAAAGCGTCACCCGCGCCATCTTCCGTGACGGCAAAAAGCTCAATAATCACCCATATTGCCGTGATAAATATTCCAATAACAAACCATCCTAGAATGGCGGTTATTAAAAGTTGCATTACACCATACGCAAACCGGCCAGCGTAGAAGTTGTGAATCCCAAGCAGTCCAAAGAATAGCCCTAATATTATATAAACGCCCCTGCTTTTTGCGGTCTTCACCAATTGATGAGTAGCTGTTTGCGGCGACGGTGGAGCAGATGGCTTGTTGGGCACTGGTCGCAGCATGCCGGCGAAAACCGTGTCGCAGTAAAAGCAAGACGCGGCATCCATGCGAATTGATTTCGTGCAGTTCGGGCAGAAACCGAATTCATTACCAGAGTCACTTTCTTTCATCCGGAGCGGAGTCACTACTACTGGCTTCTCGGGTAGCGGCCTCCATCCATCAGGCCCAAAAACCGCATGACAAGCACGGCAGCTTTCGGCGTACTTCCCGCATGGACTGCCGCAATTGGGGCAAAAGAAATCCTCCGGTTCGGCGGTGGCATTTGTTGGCGTGGCGGGTGGTGCCAACGCAGCTGCTGACACCTTTGCTCGAACGTATGCAGCTCGGGCGCGCGGCTCATCACCATCGACTTCGGCAAAGCATCTTGCCCAAAGCCCCTTATCTCTAATATCCGGGTTTTCGGCCTCAGCTAAGGCATCCGCCCATGCGTCATTACTCATCCCTCTCTCCTTTAAAAACTCCATCCAGCAAACTTTAGTTTGCCGATAATTCTGTCTCCCGGCTCAAGCTTTATGTACGGCTTTGGCCACGCTGGATTAATGGCGTGAAGAAACTGTTCGCCGTCAACGCGCACTAGCTTCTTGAATGTTGCCTTGTTATCTACTTCACGCTTTGCCACCACATAGTCCCCAGGTTGAGCCTCAACACCTGGGTGAATGTGCACATACATACCCTCTGGGAAGTTGTCTTTGCCACCTGCGGGGTTGGTCATTGAACTGCCCTCCAGCTTCAGCACGAAGCCGTTCGGCCCGAGATCCACAGGGCTGTCCTGCCAATCCTCCGCATCCCCCGGTGAGAACTGGTCCACGATCTCCTCCCATTCGCCCGCCTGTACTGAAGAAATGACCGGGTAGCGGCGCGGCTTCATCGACGCAGGGGCGGTCGAAACGTTGGCCTGATCGGAATCGCCGTGCATAGGTCCTTGTCCGGTCTCAAGCCACAACGGGGACACATGCAGCGCGGCAGCGATAGCAAGTAGGTCGCGGGGGCGCTTGCGCAGCCCCGACTCGATGTTTCCGATCGTCCCTTGGGAGACGTTCGCGCGCTGGGCCAGGGCCGGCTGGGTCAGGCCCGCTCGTTCTCTCGCTGCCCGTAGGCGTTCTGCAATGGTTTTCACGGGCGTGATGTTGTCAAAGGATTGCATCACATTGGTGGTTCATTTACTATCACGTTCGTGAAAGGAATCACGAACATGAACCCTCTTGAGACGGCTATCAGCACGGTCGGCGGTGTCGGAAAGTTGGCTGAAGCCATCGGCATCGGCCAGTCAGCGGTAAGCAATTGGCGCGCACGAGGGACGACCCCCGATGCGGCGTACTGCGTCGCCATCGAGCGCGCCACCTCTGGCGCTGTCTCCCGCCGCGACCTCCGACCCGACGACTGGCACTTGATTTGGCCCGAACTGGCCGCCTCCGTTCAGGAGGTGGGCCATGGCTGATTGGACGAGCGCCACCACGACCGTGTCGGAGCCGGAGTGGATGCGCAGCACCACGCGCGACCGGCTGGCAGCGTGCCGTGCCGTCCACGCGCCCCGCGCCGTTCCCGCCGCGCCGCCCATGCCGGATTTCCGGTATCCGACCCGTGCTACCGCGCGATACGTCGCGGAAGGGTTCACGGCGGCTGCCGAGCATGCCGCCGCCAAGCGTGCGCCCTGGTGGTGGCCTTTCGCCCGAAAGTCTGCGTGATCGCCGCGGGCTACCCCAGCCCCGCTCACCGCAACCCCCAGGCCGCGCAGCGGATGTGCAGCTCGCCCGCTACCCAGAGCATGACGATGGCCGTCTCGACCTCCTGCAGCGACCGCTGCCGGCCCGCCGTGGCGGCCACGAGGCTCGTGCGGCGGCTGGCGTGCTCGATGGTGACGCCAGGGGCGTGTGGGGTGGGTTGTTCGTTTTCCATGCCGCGCATCGTCTCGCGCAGCGCCTGTTCCCGCCACCTCCAATTTTCGGCCTGGCGGACATCCAACTCTGAGGAATCCCGGATATGAACTCCCTCGATGCTCTCCGCCTGATGGTGGATTCCTACCCCGGCGGCCGTGAGGCCGTGGCCCTGCGCCGGGGCAAGTCGCCCGACGTGCTGCGCAAGGAGCTGGCCGGCGCGCCCGGCTTCAAGCTGGGCGTCGTGGACGCCTGCGCGATCGCCGCCATGTGCGCGGAGGTTGGCAGCGACCACGCCGACGCCTACGCCCAGGCGGTCGCCGCGCACTGCGGCACGAAGGTGGTGGCCCTGCCGCAGCCAGCCGACACCGGTGCGAACCTGGTGCAGCGCGCGTCGGCCATGGTCAAGGAGTCGGCCGACGTCATGGGCGCGGTGGCCGCCGCCATGGCCGATGGCAGCGTGTCGGCCAACGATCTGCGGGAGGTGGAGCGCGAGGCGGCCGAGGCCTCTGCGGCGATCCTCTCGGTGCTGCGCGCGGTGCGCGCGGCCCATCAGCAGGCACAGCGGGTAGCGCCATGATGGCAGACGCACCCCAAGAGCTGCGGCCGGCCTTCAACGGCGCCGCCATCCCCGACGATCTGAAGGCCTTGCCTCGCTGGGCGCCGTGGCGGGCGACCTTCAACGCCAAGCGCGGCAAGTTCGACAAGATCCCCCACCGGGCCGACGTGCCCGAGTACCGCCTCTCTACGGCCAACCCGGACCGGTGGTTCACGTTCCGGGCCGCGGTGTCCACCTACGAGCGCGAGGCGCCTTCCTTCGCCGGTGTCGGGTACGTCATGACCCGACCCCATGGCATCGTCGGCGTGGACCTGGACGACTGCGTGCACGACGGCCACGTGGCGGACTGGGCCCAGGAAATCGTTGACGCGCTCGCGAGCTACACGGAGGTTAGCCCGAGCGGCAAGGGCTTGCGCATCTTCGCGCGCGGCGAGGCCAGCGACTGGACGAATCACACCGTGGGCGTGGAGGTGTACGGCGGCGCCGAGCCTCGATTCCTCACCCTCACGGGTCAGCACCTGCCGGGCGCGCCTGTGGCCCTCGCGGCGGCCCCGGCCGGCGTGCTGGAAGGCCTGCGCGCGCAGTACGGCCGCGACGCCGAGCGCACCGAGGCGCCGGCCGTGGAGATGCCCGAGCTGCTGGACGACTTCCTGCTGCCGGCCCTGGCCGACCTGGAGCTGCCCTACGCGGCCCGCGACTTCCTGTTGGAGGGCGACACCCGCGGCGACCGCTCGCGCGAGCTGCACGCGGCGGCCGTGGCGCTCTACCAGTGCGGGCTGTCCGACGACGAGGTGCTGAGCCTGCTGGCCGCCAGCCCGCACGCCATGGAGGTGGCCCTCGACCACCGCCGGCAGGACCCGGACCGCGCGCTGCTGTACCTCTGGCGCGAGCACTGCATCAAGGCCAAGCCCAAGGGCGAGCTGCGCAGGACCGCCACAGCCGACGACTTCGACGACGTGTCGGGCACCGACGTCGCGGCCGGCACGCCCGGCGCGGGCACGGCGCACGAGGCCATGGCCAAGCTGGGCAAGCCCCTGCGGTTCCAGTTCCAGACGCTGGACGAGTTCGAGCAAGGGAAGCCCCTCAGCTGGATCGTGAAGCGCATCCTCCCGCAGGCAGAGCTGGGGGCCATCTACGGCCCGTCGGGGTCAGGGAAGTCCTTCTTCGTGCTGGATCTGGTCTACGCCATCACGCGGGGTGTCGAGTGGCGCGGGCGCAAGGTCCGGCAGTGCGGTGTCGGCTACGTGTGCGCGGAGGGCGCGAGCGGCTTTCGTCTGCGGACGCGGGCGTACCGGGAGTACCACGGCGTGGACGTGGTGCCGGCCGGCCTCCGCATCTTGGACGGCGGGCCCAACTTCATGGAGCGGCAGGACATTCGCGACTTGGTGGCGGCGCTGCGCGCGCTGCCCGAGATGCCGGAACTGCTGGTGGTGGACACGCTGGCCCAGGTCACGCCCGGGGCCAACGAGAACAGCGCGGAGGACATGGGGCGCGCGCTGGCGCACTGCAAGGCCCTCCAGCGAGCCACTGGCGCCATGGTGCTGCTGGTGGCGCACACGGGCAAGGACGAGAGCAAGGGCATGCGGGGATCGTCCGTGATCCGTGGCGCGCTGGACGTCGAGATTTCGGTGGCCCGCGCTGGCGAATACCGGGCCGCAACGATCACGAAGATGAAGGACGGCCAGGGAGAGGGTGACGAACACCCCTTCCGGCTCGAGTCTGTGACCTTGGGCATCGATGAGGACGGGGATGCGATCACAACTGCTGTGGCGCTGCCTGCCGCAGCGGTGCCGGTCGAGAACCGACGGAACGAAGGCAAGGGCGAGCATCAGCAGCTGGTGCTGCGCGTTGCGAAGGCGCTCGCTGCGCTAGACGACGTGGTGACCGAATCCGAGATTGTGGAGGCCGCGGCCGAGCAACTGGTGGTGACGGGCAAGTCCGACAACCGACGGCGCGACGTGAAACGCGCCCTCAATTCCCTGATCGATGGCAACTGGCTGGCCAACGACAACGGCCGCATCCGGGTGCTGTGATGCCTTCCATTCTTCCAATCTTCATCCATTGGAATGGAAGGAAGGCCGGCAATCTCCCTTCCATTCAATCCATCTCCCCTTAGGGGATGGATGGAATGGAAGAAGCCCAGGACCGGCGGGGAAGTGAACGAGCAAAAAGTTTCAGCAAAAGTTTTCAGTAATTTTCAACACGTTCAGGACCAACAACATGACCAACCCCCGAACCCTCGAAGAGGCCTACGCATCGGCCGCCAACACCGCCGACCTGCGGGTGCAAGCCGACCAGGTGGGCGACGCCGACCTGCTGATCGCGGCCGGCTGGTGCCAGTCCCGGCTGGGCGGTGCGCTGCTCCGGCTGCACAGCGAGTGGGACGCGACTTCCCGGCCGCGCACGGCCACGGCGGCGGAGTTCCTGCGCCCGGGTGCGCAGGCCTCGTCGGCCGACCGCACCGCAGCGCGTGCCGAGGCAACGGCCCAGGCGCACGTCCACAACCTGCACGAGACGGCGCTGCAGCTGGCCAGGTGCAAGAGCCTGCCGGCAGTACGCGAGCAGCTGGTCCTGCTGCTGCGCGGATGGGGCGCCGAGGCCCCGGATCGGGCCGTGGCTGCGATTTTGCGGTGGTGGCTAGGGCCTACCTGCACCGCATGCTCCGGACGCCGCTACGAGGCTATTCCGGGAACCGACCGGCTGTCGGCCAAGGCATGCCGCCAGTGCAAGGGCACGGGCCATGCGCCCATTCCGCAGGGCGAGTTGGGCAGGCGCTTGGCCAACTACCTCGACGAGTGCGTGCACTCGGCGCGGGGATCGATGGGCCGGCGCTTGCATCGCGGGTCGAAGGCCGCGTAGAATTGCAGCCGACGATTGCAGAGGGTGCTGACCCTCTCGCCCGGCGACTCTCCGTTGAATGCCTGTCTCGCTTCGTGCTTTGCCAGGAACCTTCGATGGGGACGCTCGCCCAGAACTTCCCAAGCCCGCACGCCCTGCGGGCTTTTTCGTTTGCCACCACCGGGGCGCACCCACCACGCCTCTATCGCCGCCAGGGACGCCATGCCCCAGGTGGTGGCGCCTTCCACCTATCCGACTTCCAGCAGCCAGCGCTGGCCGCCCGACGAGGCGGGGGTTTCCACCGCAAGCTGTGGTGCTGGACAGCGACGGCAGGCGCCAGCGGGGCCAGACCAAGCCCCGTAGACCGATGGATGCCAAGACATGAGCCAGCGCCCCCGAATTCAAGCCGCCGCCCAGCGCATCCAGATGGCCCAGGCAACCAGGCTGCAGCAGGCGCCGCGCATTGGGGCGACCCATCGGGATCGGGGGCGGGCACGGCAGGAGGCGCGGCTGCGGATCTGGCTGCGAGACGGCCCGCACTGCAAGGGCTGCGGCAAGCTGATCGACATCACGCCCGGCACGCCGGACCCGTTCGAGCTGGACCACACGGTCCCGCTCTGGCGGGGCGGCAAGGACGCCGACCACAACCGGCAGTGCCTCTGCCCCGACTGCCACGCGGCCAAGACGGCGCGCGAGGCGCAGGAGCGGGCGAGAGGGGGCTCGGGCTGAAATCGCCCCGCCTGCGGGCCGCCAGGGGCATCGTTGGGCCACTCCCGAGTGCCCACGAAGCCGGAATGGAGGGGGTGCCCAAAAAGTCTGGAACCCTTCTACCTGGATACCGCCCGGTTCCGCACGCGCAGAAAAAATCCCCTGCGTATGAATTCCGGAGGGGCGGAAATCAAAGAATTCAAAGGAGGCCGCCATGCCAAGAGGTGGTGCGCGGCCTGGTGCGGGTCGCCCGAGAAAATCCGCACCCGCTGACGCGCCGAAGCCGGCGGCCCCGGCCAAGAAGCGGCCGACCACCAAGAAGGATGAGGCGCCGCCGCTGGACGCGGACGGGTACAAGACCGATCCGAGCTGGCCTTTCGGTCAGGAGAGGCCGCCGGCGCCTCCGCCGCCGAAGGACCTGAGCGACCTGACGCCGTTGGACTTCCTGCTGCAGGTGATGCGGGACGAGGAAGAGGACAGCCGCCTACGGATCCAGGCCGCCCAGATCGCTGCGCCCTACGTGCACGCCAAGAAGGGCGAGTCCGGGAAAAAGGCGGAGAAGCAGGAGGCGGCCCAGAAGGCTGCAGGCGGCCGGTTCGGCCTGAGGGCGGTGTGATGATGGAATGGACGACGGCTCTGCCGGACTGGGAAGAGCGGATCGTCGCGCGCAAGTCTCTTGTGCCGGTGTCGCCCCTCTTTCCCGACGAGGCGGAAGACGCAATGGGGGTGTTCAACGCCCTGCGCATGGTGGACGCGGATGGCAGCCCGACGATGGGCGACGCGTGCCTGCCGTGGGTGACCGACTTGGTGGCCGCGCTGTTCGGCGCGTACGACCGCAGCCGCAAGCGGCGGCTGATCACCAACTACTTCCTGATGGTCTCCAAGAAGAACGGGAAGTCGATGATCGCCGCGGCCGTGATGCTCACGGCGCTCATCCTGAACACGCGACAGGCCGGTGAGTTCATCATCCTCGCGCCGACGAAAGAGGCGGCCGACAACGCCTACAAGCCGATCCGGGAAATGATCCTGGCAGACGAAGATCTGATGGATCGGTTCCAGGAGCAGCAGCACATCAAGACGGTGACCTGCCGCCTCACGCGCGCCACGCTCAAGGTGGTGGCCGCCGACAGCGCGACGGTGACCGGGAAAAAGGCCATCGGCGTTTTCGTCGATGAGCTCTGGGAGTTCGGCAAGCACGCGAAGGCGGCGGCCATGCTCACCGAGGCAACTGGCGGCATCACGTCGCGGCCCGAGGGGTTCGTCTTCTACTGCACTACGCAGTCCGACGAGCCGCCGGCAGGCGTGTTCCTCGACAAGCTCTCCTATGCGCGCAAGGTGCGCGATGGCAAGGTGAACGATCCCCGGTTTCTGCCGGTGATCTACGAGTTTCCGGCCCACATGCTGGAGGCGAAGGCCTACGAGGATCTGGCCAACGCCTACATCACGAACCCGAACTGGGGTGTTTCGGTTGACGAGGACGTGATCGCCCAGAAGATCCAGGAAGCCGAGGAGTCCGGCGAGCACGCCGTGCGCGACATCCGCGCGAAGCACCTGAACGTGCAGATCGGCCTAGCGATGGGTGCATCCAGGTGGATGGGTGCCGACTTCTGGGAAGCCGCGGCCGTGCCGGTGTTCGGCTTGGTCGAACTGCTGCAGCGCTCGGAGGTGGTCACCGTCGGCATCGACGGCGGCGGTCTGGACGACATGCTGGGGCTGGCCGTGGTCGGGCGCGAGGTTGACACTGGCCGGTGGCTGGTGTGGGCCCGGGCGTGGCTGCACCCGATCGCGCTTGAGCGGCGGAAGTCCGAGGAAGCCAAATACCGCGACTTCGCCGCGGCGGGCGATCTGGTGCTGGTGAAGAGCGTGGGCGAGGACATCGCCGACGTGGTGAGCATCGTCACCCAGGTGGTGGACTCGGGCCTGCTGGACAAGGTGGGCGTGGACCGAGCCGGCCTGGGCGGCATCTACGACGCGCTGGTGGGCACGGAAGAAAAGGCCGGGCCTGTCACTGCCGAGCAAGTGGTGGGCATCCCGCAGGGCTGGCAGTTGCAGGGCGCGATCAAGACCGCGGAGCGGCACCTGGCAGCCCGCAAGTTGGTGCACAGCGGCACCGCGCTCATGGCGTGGTGCGTTGGCAATGCGAAGGTGGTGCCCGTCGGCAACGCGATCAGCATCACCAAGCAGGCCAGCGGGTTCGCGAAGATCGACCCGCTCATGGCCATGTTCGATGCCGTGTACCTCATGGCCCTGAACCCGGAGGCCAAGGGCGGCATGGATGACTGGTTGAGCAACCCCATACGGACGGGCCGCGCATGAAACTACGAACGAACACAGGCCTCGCCGGCCGGGTGCGCGCGGCGATCGACGGCTGGGTCCGGTCCTTCAGCCTGCGCGACAAGGATCTCTACGTCGATCGGGCCATGGAGAGCGAGACGGGCGTCGATGTGACGCCGAAGGCCGTGATGCAGGTCGATGCGGTGTGGAGCTGCGTGCGGCTCATCTCCGAGACCATCGCCACGCTGCCGCTGTCGATGTACGAGCGCACGTCTTCGGGCAAGCGGCTCGCGAGCCAGCACCCTCTGCACTTCGTGATCCACGACCAGCCGAACGCGGACAGCACGGCTTCGGTGTTCTGGGAGGCGATCGTGGCGTCAATGCTCCTGCGCGGCAACGGTCGGGCGGAAAAGCTCTACGTGGGCGACAAGCTGGTAGGGCTGGCGTTCCTGGACCCGAACAAACTGGTGATCACTCGCGACGCGAACGGCCGCAAGATCTTCCAGTACCCGCGCCCGGACGGCACGCCGCGGCTGATTTCTGCCGCTCGCATCTGGACGCTTCCGGGCTTCACCCTGGACGGCGAGACGGGCGTCTCGGTCATCTCCTACGGTGCCAAGGTATTCGGGGCAGCGATGGCGGCCGAGCGCGCCGCGGCGCGGACCTTCCGCAACGGGCTGCTGCAGACCGTCTACTACAAGGTGGCCGCCTTCCTGAAGCCCGAGCAGCGCCGCATGTTCAAGGCGGAAATTGCGGGGTCGGTGGAGCGCGGGGAGACGCCGGTGCTCGAGGGCGGCACGGACGTGGGCGCCATCGGCATCAAACCATCGGACGCGCAGCTGCTGGAATCCCGGGCGTTCAGCGTGGAGTCGATCTGCCGCTGGTTCCGCGTGCCGCCTTGGATGGTCGGCCACACGGAGAAATCGACCAGCTGGGGCACGGGCATCGAGCAGCAAATGATCGGCTTCCTCACCTTCACGCTGGGGCCGTGGCTGCGGCGGATCGAGCAGGCGATCAGCAAGGACTTGCTGACGCCCGCCGAGCGCGCGCGCTTCTACCCGAAGTTCGCGGTGGAGGGCCTGCTGCGCGCGGACAGCGCCGGACGCGCGGCCTTCTATGCCGCGATGGTGAACAACGGCATCCTGACCCGCGACGAGGTGCGCGAGCTGGAGGACCGGGAGCCCATGGGCGGCAATGCCGCCGTGCTCACCGTGCAATCCGCCATGACGACGCTGGACGGCCTGGGACAGGCCGGCGGCGCAGACCAAGCCAACCAGGCCCGGGCCGCGATCCGCGCGTTCCTGGGTTTCGACGAAGAGCCGAAGAAAGGCTGATCCATGAGCATCAAGAATTTGCCGGGCGCTCCGATGGGCCGCCCGAGCGCCAGCGTGCGCAGCGAGATCCTGCCGCGCGCCCTGGACCGCTGGAATCCGGAGGTTCGGGCCGCCGACAAGGACGAGGACCGCACGATCAGCATCTACGACGCCATCGGCTACGACCCATGGACGGGCGAGGGCGTGACGGCCAAACGAATCGCGGGCGCGCTGCGGAGCCTGGGCAAAGGCCCGGTCACGGTGAACCTGAACAGCCCTGGCGGCGACATGTTCGAGGGCCTCGCCATCTACAACCTGCTGCGCGAGCACGAGGGCGAGGTGAACGTGAAGGTGCTGGGGCTGGCGGCCTCGGCCGGCTCCGTGATCGCGATGGCCGGTGACACCGTGCAGATCGCGCGCTCCGGCTTCCTGATGATCCACAACGCCTGGGTGGTGGCCGCCGGCAACCGCAACGACCTGCGCGAAATCGCGGCATGGCTGGAGCCTTTCGACGCCGCGATGGCCGACATCTACAGCGCGAGGACCGGGCTGGAGTCGAAGGCCGTTGCCAAGCTTCTGGACTCGGAATCCTGGATCGGCGGCACTGCAGCGGTAGAGCAGGGGTTTGCCGACGAATTGCTGCCTTCCGACCAGGTCGGAAAGGGCCACGGCGGCGCCAGCGCCAGCGCAGTGCGCCGCATCGAAGCCGGCCTACGTGCCAGCGGCATGCCCAAGAGCGAGGCCATGCGCCTCATCAGCGAGTTCAAGGCCGGCGCGGGCGATCCCGCCGGCAGCGGTGAGGGAGATCCCACCGAGCGCGGCCACGCGGCCGACATCAGCAAGACCGCGGCCTTGGCCGCATCCCTCACCACCATCCTCTCCTGAAAGGGCAACCATGCCGCAAATCGAGAAAGACATCGAGCAGATCAACGCCAGCCTCCAGCAGGTCGGCGACCAGCTCAAAAAGCACGCCGAGGCCGCCGCCAAGAACGCCGACCTCAACGCCGAAACCCGAAAGACCGTGGACGGCCTGCTGCTGAAGCAGGGCGAACTGCAGGCGAATCTGCAGCAGGCGCAGCAGCTCCTGGCCAAGATCGAAGCGAACGGCGCGGGCGGCGATGTGCAGCACCAGTCGATCGGCCAGCAGTTCGTGAACAGCGAGGCCGTGAAGAACCTCATGGCCATGCAGACCCCGCGCGGCCGCGTGGACATGCCTGTGAAGGCGGCTATCACCAGCCTGACCACCGACGCCGACGGCTCGGCGGGCGACCTGGTGCAGACCACGCGCGTTCCCGGCATCCTGACGCTGCCGCAGCGCCGCATGACGGTGCGTGACCTGCTCACCCCGGGCAACATGGACGGAAACGCCCTGGAGTACGTGAAGGAAACGGGCTTCACGAACAACGCCGGCATGGTGGCCGAGGCCACCAAGAAGCCCGAGTCGAGCATCAAGTTCGACCTGGTGGCGACGACGGCCAAGGTGATCGCCCACTACATGAAGGCCTCGCGCCAGATCCTGAGCGATGCCTCCCAGCTCGCCAGCTTCATCGACGGCCGCCTGCGCTACGGACTGGCCTTCAAGGAAGAGCAGCAGCTGCTCAACGGCGACGGCACTGGCCAGAACCTGCTGGGCATCATCCCGCAGGCCACGGCCTTCGCCGCCCCGTTCGACCCCGCCGGCACCGAGACCAACATCGACAACATCCGCCTGGCCTTCCTGCAGTCGGAGCTGGCCGAGTACCCGGCCACGGGCGTCGTGATGAACCCTATCGACTGGGCACGCATCGAGCTGACCAAGGACACCACGGGCCGCTACATCATCGGCAACCCGCAGGGCGTCCTGGGCGCGACGCTGTGGAACCGCCCGGTGGTTACCACGCAGGCGATCACCGTGGACAAGTTCCTGGCCGGCGCATTCCGCCTGGGCGCTCAGATCTTCGACCGCTGGCAGGCCCGGGTCGAGGTGGCCACCGAGAACGAAGACGACTTCGTGAAGAACCTGGTCACGATCCTGGCGGAAGAGCGCCTGGCGCTGGCCGTGTACCGCCCCGAAGCCTTCATTTACGGCGACTTCGGCAACGTGACCTGATCGCCTGTGGCCCGCCACGCGCGGGCCCCGCCATCCACCAGGAGAATCCCATGCTCATCCAGTTCAAGGAGCCGGACCCGCGCGCCGGCATGACCGTCCGCATGGACAGCAGCCGCGGGCAGCAGCTGATTGACGCCGGCGCGGCCGACCGCGTGGCGGAGAACGGCGACGCTCCGCGCGACAACCTGCGCGCAGAACTCGACGCCGCGCTCGCGGGCCTGCCGGGCGAGAACAGCGATCCCGACTACGTGGTGCGCGCGATGCGCAGCCACTTCGGCGCTGTGTTCTCGGACGCCGACGAGGCCCGCGTGCGAGAGGTTGTCGTGGCTTCGGCCGCGCCGGAACCCAGCGACGCAGCGCCCGCGGCAGCACCGGAGCCGGCCAAGCCGACGCGGAGCCGGAAGTGAATCTGGTGCCCATCGAGACGGCCCGGGCGCACCTGCGCATCGATGCCGGAGACGAGGACGAGCTGGTGACGCTGTACTTGGCCGCGGCGCAGGCGTCGGCCGTCGAGCACCTGAACCGCAACGTGTACGCCACGCAGGCGGCGCTGGACGCGGCTGCCGAGCCGCCGGAGGCACTGCCGATGGTGGTCAACGCCGCGGTGCAGGCGGCCATCCTGCTGATCCTGGGCCACCTCTACGCCAACCGCGAGGAGGTGCTGCCCGGCACGGCAACCAAGGTGCCGTTCGGCGCGCACGCGTTGCTGCAGCCGTACCGCGTGGGCCTGGGGGTATGAGATGCGAGCAGGAGACCTGAACCGCCGCATCACCATCCAACGCCGCGGCGACGAGAAAGGCGGCTGGGGCTCTCCGAAGCCTGGCCCGGCGAACTGGTTGGACGTTGGCACGACCTGGGCGAGCATAAAGACGCTGTCCGGTCTCGCCGCCATCAAGGCCGACGCGCAGGCGTCGGTGGCGAAAGTGTCGATCCGCGTGCGCTGGCGCACTGACCTGGCAGCCGGCATGCGTGTGCTGCACGGCGGCGTGGTCTACGACGTCCAGGCCGTGCTGCCCGATGCGGCGGGCCGCGAATACGTCGACCTGGTGTGCGAGATCGGAGGCTGATATGGCGACCACGATCAACGTCGACGGGTTCGCCCAGGCGCTGCGCGCCACGCGGAGAAAGATCCGAGCGGCGGCGCGTCCTGCAGCCCAGGCCGCGACCGAGCACTGCTACTCCCTCGCGAAGCTGTTCGTGCCCGTATCTGAAGACGGGCACTACTTCTACGGCACCGCGGCGAAGGCGGCGCCGGCCGGCAGCAAGCAGGCCGCGGCCTACTACTTCGCGCCGGGCACTCTCCGCGACGCGATCTATCAGGCCTATTCGAAGGACAACAGCGCCGACGGACGGGCCACCTACCACCTCTCGTGGAACCACCGCAAAGCGCCGTACGGATTCATGGTGCACAACGGCACCAGCCGCGCGCCGGCCCACCCTTTCATCACCCGTGCGATGAACGCCGGAAAGGCTGACGCCCTAGTGATCATGAAGGCGGAGTTCGTCGCGAGGGTCAAGGAATGAGCATCGAAAGCGAACTGCTGGCCGTGCTCCAGGCCCGGTGCCCGAACGTCTACCCGACCATTGGCCCGCACGGCGCGCCGCTGCCGCGGATCGTGTTCAAGCACGTCGGCGGGCGCACGCTGCGCTACGTGGAGAACACGTCGAACCTGCGGAACGTCCTCATGCACGTCGCTGTGTGGGCGGACGACCCCGCAGTGGCTTTCGCGCTGATCCGGCAGGTCGAGGACGACCTGTGCGCGCACCCGGTGCTGCAGGTCGAGCCGCAGGGCGAGCCGACCGCAGGCATCGCGGATGGCGCTGAGGCGCAGAGCGTCTACGGCGCGACCCAGATCTTCTCGATCTACGGGTCGCGCGACTGATTCCGGCCCGAGGCCGAACCCGCCCGCAAGGGCAACCCACCAACGCCCGCACATGCGGGCTTTTTTCGTTCAAGAAAGGCCCACCATGGCACGCACTCCCACCGGCACCATCCACTCGGTTGCCACCGTCCTCGCCACCGCGAAGACCATTTCCAACATCACCAACGCCGCCGAAGCCGTGGTCAGCTCCGCTGGACACGGCTACTCCAACGGTGACATCGTGCTGGTGTTCTCCGGCTGGGGCCGCCTCAACTTCCGCGCGTTCCGCGTCAAGGGCGTGTCCACCGATTCCTTCGTGCTCGAAGGTGCCAATACCACGAACACCGAGCTGTTCACCCCTGGCAGCGGCGGCGGCAGCGTCCAGAAGGTGACCACCTGGGTGGATCTCGACAAGACCCTCAACCACAGCACGAGCGGCGGCGATGCAAAGACCGTGAACGTGAAGTTCATCGAGTCGGACGTCGAGGTGGCGCTGAACGACGGCTTCAACGCGGTCCAGCGCACGTTCGACATGGACGCCGACATGATCGGCACGCCTGCCTACGCCGCGCTCAAGCTCCTGTCCGAGACGAACGCGAACACCGTGGTGCGCCGCCGCACCAAGTCGGGCGCGATCTCGCTGATCCCGGCCACCGTGTCGTTCAACGAGGAAGAAACCCTCACCGAGGGCCAGATCGTGACCGTGAAGGGCACGTTCAACGCGCAGAACGTCAGCACGCGCTACGCCGCCTGATTCCCGGGCCCCGTGCCCACCCCAGCACCGACCGCAGCTCGCATCGCTCTTCGCAGGGCTGGCGGGCTGCGGCACGGGCATTTTTCTAACCCTGCGAAAGACCACCATCATGGCAAAAGAGAAGACCGTCCCCGTCACCATCCTGAAGAGCCTCGACGACGGCCAGGCCCCCACGTTCAAACTGCCGATCACGCTGCAGCGCCTGGACGGCAAGAAGGCCAAGCTCACCCTCACCTGCAACGCCATGCAGAAAACGGAATGGGCCGAGCTGCGTGACGAGCGGCAGCGCGCCGTGTTCGAGCGGCTGAAGGCGGCCCAGGCCGCGCAAGCGGCTCAGGCCGACACCCAGACGGACGCGGCCGAGGAGGGCTCGGTCGACGCGGAAGCGCCGTCCTATCTGGACACCGCGATAGCCAACATCGCGACGCACGGCATGGTCGCCAGCCACCGCGAAGGCGCCGCCCTCGATGCCGCCCTGATCATGCGGTTCGCCACCGGCTGGAGCGTGACCAACCCTCTCAATGTCGAGAGCCTCACCCTGCTGGAAGAGAAGTTCGGCGGATCGCTCTCTGCGATCCTGGCCGACTACGACCGCGCGATCCTCCAGGGCCGCCTGGGAAACTCCGACTGATCGGCCGGGCCCTGCACGAGCCGCCGATCACCGAATCGGAGGCCCGTGCAGAGGGCTTCGAGTTGGAGGACTACCAGACCGAAACGGTCGAGGTGTGGCCCGACAACGCCATGGCCACCGCCCTGTTCTCGCAGGTGGGAACACGCTGGATGGTCCCACCCATGGGCGGCGTGCCATACGGGCTCCGCTGGGAGGCCATCTACCCACTGATGGACCGGCTGGGCCTGGACGATGAGGGGTGGAACGACCTGCACTGCTGCCTCCAGATTCTGGAGGAAGAGGCCGTCGCCACCATGCACGAGTTCGCTCCCAAGCAAACGACCTGAGCCCGCTCCGGCGGGCCTTCCTTTTTCCAGCCCTTCGGCACATGCCGCGGGGCTTTTCTATTGCGGGTGTGCGCATGTCCGACATGAAGATCCAGGGCGAATTCGAGATGGATGTGACGAAGGGCGAGCAGGCCCTCGCGCGCGTCGAGACCGGCGCCCGTCGGATGGCGTCCACCGTGAAACAGGCCGGTGACGCTGCGGCCGATTCCATTGAGAGCCTGGGCGGCAAGGCTGACCAGAGCGCTAAGGCCATCGAGCGCGCCAATGCCAGCCTTGCGTCTGCTGCCCGGCGGGCGGTGGCTGACCAGCAGCGAGCCGTGGTGGAAGCCCAGGGCTACAGCCTGAAATCCGCCGAGGGGCTGGAGCAACTGGCGCGCATGCGCGGCGCCGACGTGAGCGCCATCTCCGGCCAGCTCGGTGCACTTCGCCAGCTGCGCGCCGAGCAGGACCGGCTGACGCAAGCGGTGCAGCAGCAGCGCGAAGTGGAGTCGCGTGCACGACAGCAGTCCGAGTTCGTCGCATCGCTGCAGAGCCAGGTCACGGCGATTGGAAGAACGCGCTCCGAGCTGCTGGCGATGCAGGCCGCGCAGCTGGGCGTCTCCGACAAGGCGGCGCCGATGATCGCCCGGCTGCGCGAGCAGGAGCAGGGGTTGGGCAAGGTGGGTGTGTCTGCGGCGCAGACAGCAGCAGCACTGCGCGGGCTGCCCGCGCAGATCAGCGACATCGTCGTGTCGCTGCAAGGAGGCCAAGCGCCTCTGACGGTTTTTCTGCAGCAAGGCTCGCAGATCAAGGATCAATTCGGCGGTGCCGGAGCTGCGATCAAGGGGCTTGGCGGCTACCTCATGGGGTTGCTGAACCCGCTCACCGCCGCGGCCGCGGCCGCTGGCGTACTGGCGCTTGCCTACTACCAGGGCACCAAGGAGGCGGAGGGCTATCGCAATGCGATCACCCTGACTGGCAACGCAGCCGGAACCACCGCCGGAGAGTTGAAAGCCTACGCCCAAGAGATCAGTGGCGTGGCGGGCACCCAGGGCAAGGCCGCCGAATCCCTGACCGCCCTCGCGGGCACCGGCAAGGTTGTCGGCGACGTGCTGCGCGACGCCGGCCTCGCCGCGGTGCAGTACGAGCGCGCCACCGGGCAGGCCGTGAGCAAGACCGCCGAGCAGTTCGCCGACCTGCGCAAAGAACCGTTGGCCGGCGTGCTCAAGCTCAACGATGGAATGAATTTCCTCACGGAGAGCACCTATCGCCAGATCAAGAGCCTGGAGGACCAGGGCCGCACGACGGACGCGGCGCGCGTCGCGCAGCAGGCCTACGCGGACGCGCTCATCAGCCGCGCGGGCGATATCGATCGCAACCTGGGCACCCTGGAGCGCGGCTGGCGCGCCGTGGCGGATGCTGCGAAGAAGGGCTGGGACAACATGCTAGGCCTGGGCCGGGCCCAGACCACCCAGGACAAGCTCAAGCAGGTGAAGGAGGAGATCGCGGCTGTTGAAAAGCAGTTGGACTCCGGACGTGGGTTCGGATCCACCGAGGGCGGCGCCGCGTTCGGGAACGGCCGGGGCGCGATCAACGCTGCAGCCCAGCAGCAGCTGAAGGACCGGCTTGCATCCCTGGGCGCTGAAGCCGCCGCGCTGGAGGGTGTCGCGTACGCTGAAAAGGCAGCGGCGGAGGAAGGACGAGAGCGCGCAGACCAGATGCAGGCCACGCAAGCGTGGGAAAAGGCGGGCGAGAAATACCTCTCCGACAAGGCAAAAATGGAGCGCGAGCTGACCCAGGCGCGCAACGAAGGCGCAGCTGCGGGCCGGTCGAAAGCTGAGATCGAAGAGCGTCTGGCCAACATCCGCGAGGAGTACGCGAAGAAGGGAGGCGCGGCCGTCAAGTCGGAGCAGACCGCGTACCAAAGTCTGGCGGCCTCCATCCAGGCGAAGATCGACAAAAACAGGCAGGAGATCGAGACCGGCGGCAAGCTCAATTCGGCGGAGGCCCAGCGGGCAGAGCTGCTTGCCCAAATCGCGCAGAATGAAGGCAGGCTGACGGCAACGAACAAGGCGAAAATCCTGGCCAAGCTCGATGAGCTGGATGTGTCGGAGCGCTTGCTGGCGGTAGAGCGAGATCGCCGCAAGTTCGAAGAGCAGCGCGACAAGGAGAACGTGCGGATCGCGGACGACATCTCCAAGATCAATGCCCGCGCGCAGGCGCTGGAAGATGAGGCCTCGGCGTACGGCAAGTCCTCCACCGAACTGCGGGCCCTGACCGTTGATCGCCTGAACGAGCAGAAGGCCATCCTGCAGGGGTTCCCGGGCTCACAGCAGCGCATCGACCAGATCAACGACGAGATCGCGGCGATCCGCCGGCTGGGCGCGGCAGAGGACCAGATCGCGGGGCTGAAGATTCAGTCGCACGCGGACGATCTGCTGCGTTCGGCGCAGGAGCAGGCGCGGATCTACGCAGACGAAGCCAAGCTGGCCGGCCTCAGCCGCCTGGAGCGGGAGAAGATCATCGCCCTCCGCCAGGTGGAGCTGAAGTTCGCGAAGGAGCTAGCAGCCGTCGACAAGATGCCCGATGCTGACGATGCGCAGCGCGAGGCAAAGCGGCGGGCGCGAGACACCATCGAGCAGGCCAAGCGCATCGAGGGTGAGGCGGCCGTGTCTAAGGTCATCCAGGACGACTGGAGCCGTACGACGGACGAGATCAACCGCAGCCTGACGGATGCGCTGCTGCGCGGCTTTGAAAGCGGGAAGGGTTTCGCCGAGAACCTGCGCGACACGTTGAAGAACATGTTCAACACGCTGGTGTTGCGACCGATCATCAGCGCCATCATTGCTCCGGTGGCGGGTGTCATCTCCGGCGCCACGAACGCACTCCTTGGCGGCGGGAACGGCGTCGGAGGGGCTGCCCAGGCGGGGCTGAGCGCCTACAACTTCGTCAGCAGCGGTTTCAATGTCGCGAGCAGCGTGGGCAGCAGAATCGTGAATTCCGACTTGCTCGCACGCTACGGCAGCGAGGCCATGCAGGAAATGCTGGGCCAGTTCGGCGCGGGCATGATGAACACATCGTCATGGGCTGCATTCAGAGGTGCGTTTGAGGCCGGCGGCGCGAACTTCGCGGGCGCCATCGCAGGATCCGTGCTCAACGGATTCAGCGGCTATGGCATCTCCAAGCTGGTGAGCGGCGGCTATCAGGTCAACAAGTACGTCAACACCATCGGTGCCATCGCATCGATGATCCCGGGTGTAGGCCCCATCGCTGGGCTCATCTCGGGCGCCGTGAATCGGCTCTTCGGGCGCAAGCTCAAGGACACCGGCATCGAGGGCACATTCGGCGGCGAGGCGGGCTTCGAGGGGCGCAGCTACCAGTACTACAAGGGTGGGCTTTTTCGGTCCAGCAAGACCAAGTACGGCGAGCTGGACGAGGAGGTGCGCAAGGGCCTGGCGGACCAGTTCGGCGCCATGAAGACGAGCATCAAGGAGATGGGCAAGGTGCTCGGCCTGGGTGGCGAGGCGCTCGACAAGTTCACCGCGCGGATCAAGGTCAGCCTGCAGGGCCTGAGCCCGGAGGACGCGCAGAAAAAGCTGCAGGAGGAGTTCGAGAAGCTCGGCATCAGCATGGCCGACCTGATCCTGGGGCTGCCCACAACCATTCAGGAAGCAGCGAGCGATCGGAAGAACCTGTCCTGGCCGAACTCCGATGCGGCCGCCGCGGCGCCGGTGGATCCGGTCGCCCAGGCAAATCTCGAGGCCTTCAAGAAGGTACAGAAGGCGGGCGAGAGCTCGCTCGACACGATCACGCGGCTGGCCACCAGCCTCGCCGCGACCAATGGCGTGTTCGAGACCCTCGGCCACAGCATGTACGCCGCGAGCCTGCAGGGCGGGGACATGGCGGACAAGCTGGTGGAGCTGTTCGGTGGGGTGGACAAATTCGCCGCGGCGAATGCGGACTACTTCCAGCGGTTCTACGCGCCAGAAGAGCAGCGAGCCGCCGCGCGAAAGCAGCTGGAAAAGCAGCTCGCAACGGTGGACATCAAGCTGCCGGACATCAACGCCGACGACGCCCGCGCGCAGTACCGAAAGCTGGTGGAAGCCCAGGACCTCAACACGGAGGCCGGCCGCAAGGCCTATGCCGTGCTGATCCAGCTGGCGGGGGCGTTTGACCAGGTGGCGATCTCGGCGGACACGCGCCGCGGGCTCGAGGAGCGGCTGCTGGCTGCCCAGGGCAATGACCGCGCGGTGATCGAGATGCGCCGCAAGCAGGAGCGCGACGCGCTCATGCAGCTGGACCCGGCGCTGGCCAGGTTGGTGCAGCAGATCTACGATCTGGAGGATGCGACCGCGGTTGCGGACAAGCGCGTCGATCTCTACCAGCGCCTGCTCACGGCGCAAGGCAAGGACCGCGAGGCCCTGGCCTTGCGGCGCAGCCAGGAGCTTGCTGCGCTCGCGAAGCTCAACCCTGCGCTCGTGCAGATGGCCGAGGAGATCTACCGGGCCGAGGACGCAGCGGCGGCGCAGGTCAAGGCGCAGCAGGGGCGGGAAGCCGCATACACCCGGCTGCAGAATGCCGCGACGCTGGAGAGCGAGCGCCTCAACGCGCTGCTGGAAGGTATCGACGCGCAGCGCACGGCATTGGGCCAGCAGCGCGCACTGGCGGACGAGTCGCTGTCTCTCATCACCGGCGTGTTCGACCTGGTGCGCAGCAATGCGCGCGAGTTGTACGGGCAGGTGGAGAGCACCGCGTCCATGCAGGCCGCGGCGGGCTGGGCGTTCGTGGAGCGCGCGCTGGAGACGGCGCGACGCACCGGCTACCTGCCTGACCAGGCGCCGCTGCAGGAGGCCATTGGGGCCGCCCGCGGCGGGCTGGACTCGCGGGCCTATGCAACGCAGTTCGAGCAGGACCGGGACCGCCTGGTCCTGGCCGGCATGCTGTCCGGCCTGGAGAGCATCAGCGGCAGGCAGAAGACCGCAGCGGAGCAGCAAATCAAGCTGCTGGAGGACCAGGGCAAGGCGCTGGACCTGCAGACCGAGACGATCAACCGGCAGCTGAAAGCCCAGCAGGAAATGCTGGACTACTGGCGCCGGCAGATCGACATCGCGAACGGCACCTTCGACGCGACCCTGTCCGTGGAGCAGGCGATCGACAAGCTGGCAACGGCGCTGGGCAAGCCGCCCGCGACGAAGCCGCCGCAGGGCGGTGGGTCGCAGGCCGTCTGGGGCGGGTCGAGTCCGGGCACGGTTACCGCTCCTGCGCAGCCCGAGGCCAAGTACCGGCGGGTCACCTCGCTGGGCACCTCGATCGGGTACACGCCCGTCATCGACCAGGCGTTGATCGCCAAGCTGGACGGGCTCTCGGGCCTGTACCACTCCTTCGACGGCACTGGGGACCTGATCGGGTTGCTCACGGCAATTCGGAGTGCTGGCGGGACGCTGGACGATCTGTCGATCCTGAGCGGGTATTTCTACAGCGACTGGGTGAAGGCTGCAGCCAGCGTGGGCGTGCCGGCGTTCGCGGTGGGCACGAACTACGTGCCATACGACACGCCGGCCATCGTCCACAAGGGCGAGCGGATCATCCCGGCCGCCGACAACCGCGCCCTGATGGCCGCGATCGACGCGGGCCAGCAGAGCGGTCGGTCGGAACGGTTGGAGGGCCTGGTGGCGCAGCTGGTGGCCGAGAACCGGCAGCAGGCAGGCGAGATCCTGCGGCTGAACGCGCGCATCGCGAAAGTGCTGGAGCGATGGGACGGAGACGGCACGCCGCCGCAACGAGAGGAGCAAACCGCATGAGCATCAAGTCCCTGACCGTGGTGCGGCCGATCGCCGTCACCCCGGCCATGCTCGTGAGCACCAACGTGCCCGAGTCCGACTATCCCGTTTGGACATCGGGCACTACCTATGCGGTGGGCGCCCGCGTCATGCACGTGGGCGCCCACAAGGTGTACCAGAGCGTGCAGGACGGCAACGTGGGCAAAGACCCGACGGCCACGGCGGGATGGTGGGTGGAGGTTGGCGCGACCAACCGCTGGAAGGTCTTCGACAGGTCGGTGAGCTCGCAGACCGCGCAGGCCTCCAGCATCCAGTATCGGCTGCGCCCAGGTCAGGCGATCACGTCGCTCGCGGTCCTGAACCTCTCCGGGACCACGAGCATGCGCGTGCGCGTGATCGATCCGGCCTACGGCACGGTGTACGACAAGACGGTGGACCTCTCTCGCCAGCCTGTGGCGGCCGGGTGGTGGCAGTGGTTCTTCGGCGAGCGGCGCATGCCCACGCAGTCCGTCCAGATGGATCTGCCGAGCTTCCCGGGCGCAGATGTGCTCGTGGACATCATGGGCGGCGCGACGCTCGCGGTGGGCGTGCTGCTGCTTGGCCAAGTGCGCACTTTCGGGCTGGGCGTTAAGGCCGGCGCGCGGGTGGGCATCCAGGACTACAGCCGCAAGGAACGCACTGAGTTCGGCGACGTGGTGGTGGTGGAGAGGGCTTTCGCAAAGCGCGCGAGCTTCTCTCTGCTGCTCACGGCCGCGGAGGTGGATTCCTTCAACGACTTCCTGGCTGAGGTTCGCGCCACGCCCTGCCTGTGGGTGGGCTCCGAGCGCTACGCATCAACCACGGTGTACGGCTTCTACAAGTCGTTCGACATCGTGATTTCCTACTACGACTACTCGGACTCCGAGCTGGAGCTGGAAGGGCTCACATGACCAACATCACATCCCCGCCAGCAATCGACGCGCTGCCCCCGGCGCCGCTGCCGACCGACACACCGGCGGACTTCAACAGCAAGGGCTTTGCCACCGTGGCGGCGCAGGTCAATATGGTGCCGCAGATCAATGCGGTGGCCGCCAACGTGTTCCAGAACGCTACGGCTGCACAGGAGCGAGCGACGGCGGCCGCGGGCTCCGCGACCACGGCCGGCACGCAGGCGACCAACGCTGCCGCCGCGCGCGCTGGCGCCGAGGCTGCGCGCGACACGGCCATCACCCAGGCAGGCAACGCGAGCGCATCGGCCACGGCGGCCAGCGCATCGGCGCTGCAGGTGGACAGACGATACCTTGGGGCCAAGGCCTCCGCGCCGACCACCGACAACCAGGGGGCAGCCCTGCAGGCCGGCGCGGTGTACTACAACACCAGCACCAGCAAGGTGATGACATGGAGCGGTAGCGCATGGGTGGAGGGCATCTCCGCGGTCGCCGGCGTGTCGTCGGTCAATGGCCGGTCGGGTGCGGTCACGCTGACACCCACTGACCTTCCGACCCTGGCGCCCAAAGTGTCGCCGTCCTTCGCAGGCATCGTCTCGTACACCGGCGCGCTGCGCGGCAACGCGCTGGAGATGGGCGACCTTGTGGTCGATTGCAACAACTCCAATTATTTTTTCCAGACCATCTTCGGCAACGCCGCGTTCAGCTTCGTCAACCCACCGGCGTCTGGTGTGCGCGGCTCATTCGCCCTGGAGGTGGACCACCGGGGAGGCGTTATCACCTGGCCCGCGTCGGTCAAGTGGCCGGCCAACGTCGCGCCGACGCTCACCACTGGACGCGTCCACCTCTTCATGTTCACCACGCGCAACGGCGGCACGACCTGGCGCGGCGCAGCACTGAGCAACTACCAGCCATGATCGACATCGAGCAACTCATGTTCGCGGGCAACGCAGCACCTGGCCAGGTGGAGTTTCTCGCCTCGGCCACCTGGATCGTTCCTCCGGGGGTGGAGTCGATCTCTATGGTCTGCGTGGAGACGGGCGGTTTCGGCAACGCCACCCAGGTTGTCGTCGGTGGCGTGATCGTCTGCCGCGCGCTCAACTTCGATCGGATCGGCGACGGAGGCGGGAATGGTGGCGCAGGAGGCGGGTGGGTGGATACTGGGACGCCCGGCGCGGACCCGTTGGCCGGGGGCGGGGGCGGTGCTGGTGGCTATACCGGCGATGGCGGCCCCGGGGCCAGCTGGCCAAATTCTGCCGGCACGGGGTCGGGCGAGGGCAACTCTGGCGGCACCACCGGGTATGGCGGCAAAGGCATCGGGCTCAAGGGCGTCGGCAGCGCTCCGGGGAGCGATTCGAGCGGGGTGTTCGGTGGGTCGTACGGGGGTGGCAACGGCGGCCCTACCAGCACCAGCAATGGGTCGAGAGGCGGCGCGCTCGCGTGGAAAAACAACGTGGCTGTGGTCCCCGGCCAGGCCGTCACGATCACGGTATTTGTCCCGTCCGGGTCAGTGCTGCGCCAGGGTGCTGGCGCCGTGCGAATCATGTGGGGCGGAGGCCGCTCCTATCCCAACAACGCAGGAGACATGTGATGTATTTGCACATCGAGACGGGGGCGTATCCGCTGACCGAGCAAGACGTGATCGCGCGACACCCGGAGTGCTCTTTCCCGGTGCCGTTCTCGGCGCCCGACGGGTATCTGCTCGTCGAGGCCACCGCCCAGCCCGCCCATGACGCGGCGGCGGAGCGCACGGTGGAGCTGCCACCGCTGGAGGTGGGTGGCGTGTGGCGGCAGACCTGGGCGGTGGTGCCGCTCACGGCCGAAGAAATCGATGCACGAGAGCGAGAAGCAGCCCGCGACGTGCAGCGCGCACGCGGCATGAAGATCGCGGCGATCAACTCCGAATACGAGCGGCGCACCGCGGCGATCTCGGCCAGCTATCCGAGCGCCGAGCGAGAGAGCTGGCCGGTGCAGACCCGAGAGGCCCGAGCCCTGCAGGCAGATGACGCGGCGGCAACCCCGTGGATCGATGCTGCTGCCGCGGCGCGCGGCCTGGACCGCGCCGAGCTGGCGCGAAGGATCGTGGCGCTGGACATGGCCTACCGATCCGTGCACGGCGCGCTGTCGGGCACGCGCCAACGGCTGGAGGAACTGGCCTGGAACGCCGCAGACATCGAGCAGATCGAGGCGATCGACGAGGCCGCCGGCTGGCCGACCTGACCTCGTTGCACCACCCCACCACAGCCCGCCGCGTGCGGGCTCTTTTGCGTTCAAAGGATCTTCATGACCACCACCCCTCGCGGGATCCGCAACAACAACCCGGGCAACATCGACCGCACCGCAGACCGCTGGCAAGGCATGGCAGAGGATCAGAGTGGCGACTCCCGTTTCGTCGTTTTCTCGGCGCCTGTGTGGGGCCTCCGGGCCCTGGCCAAGGTGCTGCTGTCGTACTACCGCAAGCGCGGGCTCAACACGGTGGAGTCGATCATCGGGCGCTGGGCGCCGAGCGTCGAAAACGACACCGGCGCGTATGCCCAGGCCGTGGCCCGCGCCATGGATGTGGCAGTCCGTGACGAGCTCAACATCGAGCACCCGGACGTGCTCGCGCTGCTGGTCGAGGCCATCGTGCAGCACGAAAACGGCCAGCAGCCGTACCCCGCCGACCTGATCGACCAGGCCGTGCGCCTGGCGCTGGAGTGATGCCGATGGAATCTCCGGACCTCAACAACTTCCCCGGCGGCCCTTTCGGCGCACTGGGCGCATTGTCGACTGCCGTGGTCAGCGGCTTCCTTTTCCTCCGCCAGTACCTGAGCCGCGGCGCGGCGGACCGTGCGGACGACGCCGGCCGCGTGTCGGCGATCAACGTCTACAAGGAGCTGCTGGAGGCCGAACGCGCCGCACGCGCCCAGGCCGACAAGCGGGCTGATGACTTCGCGCGCGAACGAAACGAGGCGATCACCGCGCTCGGCAAGCTGCAGGGGCAGCTCGAGGGCATGCAGCGCCAACTGCAGCACGCCACCGACGAAATCACCAGCCTGCAGGCGCAGGTGCGCGAACTGACGGAGCAAGTCCATGCAAAAACCTGATCTGCACCGGGCCCGCGCGGTGATCGCGGGCAGCGCCATGCTTCTCGGAATGGTCGGCGGCGGCGCCGGGCTCGGCTACTGGGCGGGCGTGGAGCGCATGCGCGGCATGCTGGCCGAGGACCGCCAGGACCACCTGGACGAGATCGCGCGTCTCCAGGAGGCCAACCGCATCGCCCTGGGCGCTCTCTCCGGCCGGGTGGCACACGCTGCCGATCTCACCGCCGCGGCGGCCGACACGGCGGCCACGGCCGCGGAGACGGCGCAAGCAGCCGCGGCCACGGCCGGCAAGGCGGCCAAGGCCGCGGGCGTGCCGGCCGCCGTGCCTGAGCACGAGCGCAAGGCCATCAACACCACCATCCAGCGCGCCAACGAGCGCATCCGCAAGGAGGCCCCCCGATGATCCGCACCCCAATCATCGCGGCCCTGCTGCTGCTGCTGGCCGGCTGCAGCACCGCGCCGCCTGAGCCGCAGGCCGCCCAGGCAGAGCCGGCCGTGCCCGCGGTCGCCCGCCGCGACTGCCCGCCGCTGCCCGAGCTGCGCGCCGGGGCGTCCGGCCTGGAGCGTCGAATGCACACGCAGACGATCGTCCGCATGTACGCCGCGTGCGCAGGGAGCCAGCCATGACGCCCGGGCAAATCGTCCTGCTGGTCAGCCTGGCGGTCAATGGGCTGCTCGGCTGGGCATACCTTGGCGAGCGCGACGATGCGACCGAGGCGCGCGCTGCGGTGTCCGCCAAGGGCCAGGAACTGGCGGGCGTGCGCGGTGCGGCCGAGGCCTGCAGCACCGCGGTAGGCGAGCTGCGCACGCTGGCCGACAAGCGCCTCTTGGAGGCGGAGTCGGCGCGGCGCGCAGCTGCCGGCCGCGCCGCCGACCACAACCGAAAGGCGGATCAGATCCTGTCCATGCCCGCCCCCGTGCCGGGCGATGCATGCGCCAGCGCCCAGGTGCGGGTGGACGCCTGGCTGCAGGGGAGGGCCCGGCCATGAGGACGGCCGTCCTGATGCTGGCGGCCCTGCTGGCCGGCTGCGCGGGCGCGCCGCGCGTGCAAACGGTGGAGGTGCGGGTGCCTGTGCCGGTGGAGTGCCGCGAGCCCGTGCCGGCGCGCCCCGCGATGCCAACCGATGCGCTTCGTCCGGGTGCGAGCCTGGACGATTTCGCCCGGGCGGCGTTGGCGGAGATCGAGCGCCGCGAGGGCTACGAGGGCCAACTGCTGACCGCGCTGGAGGCGTGCCGCGCTCCCATCAGGCCTTGACCGCGCCGGCCCGCGTGTAGCTGTCCAGGCTGGATACAGTGCCGTCGATGGCCACCATCTCGCCGGCGGACCCTGGCGCCACCTCGAGGCGCACCCCCAAGAATGGCTCCCCGTCGGCCAGTCGCTGGCCTGTGACGGCCCTGCGGATTGCCTCCCGAGCGTCGTTGAGGTCAGAGAGCTGGGCCGGGCTGAGGATGAACTTCTGCGGGTAGGCGTTGGCGTGGGCTTTCCAATGCGCCTGGACGGCTTGGACAAGGATCTCGTAGAGGTGGGGCATGCCGGCATTGTCGCCGGCCAGGTGCCGGCCGGGGCCAGAATTCCTCCCTGGAACTTCCCTGAGACAGCCAGCGAGCAGCGGTTTTCATTGGGAAAGCGATGGCCTGCCCGGAGGGACTCGAACCCTCCGGCTTCAAGCTGCACTCCCCCCGAAATTCCGTCTAACCGACTTCCCTGTTCCCTCTGAAATGCCGGCTTGACCAGACCCATCTCGGTTAGACAAGATCGCGCTAACCTTTTGATTTGTAACGCTTGGCTATCTGCTTTGGGAGCAGAGGGTCGCGAGTTCGAATCCCGCCGCTCCGACCATTGATATCAAGGGGTTAGGTCCAAAAGGCCTAGCCCCTTTTCTTTTGCCTGGCGGATTGCCTTTGTTCCATCACTTCGCATGAATGGACCGCCAAGGGGCCGGTACGGCGAGCTACGTCGTGATACAGGCTCCGGCAGCACCCGGGGCCATGATGCTGCCTTTGTGCTTTCCTCCGCCGTCATGGGCCATGACAACGGTACCGCCGGACCATCCGGCGGGCAGCCGCCCGGCGCGCTCCTTCACCCACCATGTCCATCGAAATTTTTGGCGACAGCCTCATGCGCGGCCCCGGCATCAGCATGGCCGTTCCCCGAACCATGATGTCCCTGCGGCCCGGCTGGGTCGTCGAAGACCGTTCCGCCATCGGCTTGCTGCTGCAGGATCTCATCCTCGGCTACCGAGAGCCCTATCCGGGGGCTCCGGCGGATGCCTATCCCCTCGGGCCGCAGCCGCCCTTCAACGCCGTCCGTCGCAGGGGGCAGATCATCGTGCTCGGCCTCGGGCTCAACGATGCTCTCGAAATGCGCAGCGTCGATCAGTTCGAGGCCGACCTGCGCGATGCACTGCGGATCATCCATTCGGAGTGGCGCACGCCCGTCCTGACCGGCATCGTGGACGTGCCGGTGGCCGATCTCTTCACGCCCGAGCGCGTGCGGCGCCGCCACGAGCTGAACCAGGTGACCCTCAGGGTGGCCGAGCAGATGGGGGTCTCGCACGCGCGCTGGGGGGAAGACTACCGCGGCGTGGGCGACGTGATCGACAACATCCACCGCACGCAGGTCGCCAGCGACCGGCTGGCAGCTCTGCTGGTCGAGGCCATCGAGCGGACCTTTTGA